CCCTGTCTACCTAAGTGTACAATATCTGAAGTGTCAGGGAAAATAAGATTTAGAAAATTACTATCAATTTTTTTAGTTGTCAAGACATCAGCATCAACCCAGACTAGCCATCCCATATCTCCCTTAGTCGTCATATGTTTTACATGATCGCAAATAGCAAAAACTTTATGGGAAAACTTAATAGCATCCATACGGTAATTGTAGGGAGAACCACCATTAAACTGGGCGTTTCTTTCCTTAAAAGAATTTAGGTCAGCATTTTTGTCCAAAGATACATAAGAAATATTCCTAGCTCTGACGACATCTTTGGGAAGCTTCCCACCATTGTAGTACGCCGTTAGCTTAATGTTCTTAGGCCAGAATTTTACCCATGATTCAAAAAACCTTTTAGCGTATGTTGCATAGTCATCAACTTTAAAAGATGTCAAGACTGTGATGTTAGCCGTCAAATCAATTTTATAAGATGCAGTCATTTAATTCTACCATTCCAAAACTTTATAGTGGTCTTCTTCAAAGGCAACATTTAATTGCTGATACCATTCCTTTGAAAAGGGACAATTTTCGTAATCCCTAAACCATGGTCCGCCCTCTGTATAATGAACAGCAGAAGGTTTTACATTTTCACTCTCATCCCCGATAACATTCCACTCCGGTGGTATATCTCCAATAAGATCGGGGGAAGATAACCATCCGAACCCGTGTAGAAAAGAGCCGGAAGCCGTGTTTGCTGTGGCTAAATCCAGCTTATTATTCTCTGGGTGTCCCATGTTAAAGATCATAAAAGATGACCAAAGCTTCATGGAATATGTAACTTGGATTTTGTTATCCATCTTTACGGTGTTGGTCGGCTTGTAGTTGTGCTTAACTACCTGCACCGCCTTCGATGGATCAAAGTGATCTCTGATTAACTGCTGGATATCGTTCATAAACAGGAAATCACAATCAACAAAAATAACTGGTCCTTCTGTTATACCTTGTTTACGAGCCAGTTCTGGTACAAGAAACCGGGTAAAGGAAAACTCTGTTGAGAAGGGACGACCATCAACATCATCCCAGTACTGACCGCTGTGGTCAACACGCCACTCCCTCCAGAAGATCTTTCTGGTGCGGAGGTCTTGATGTTTAAGGGGGACGATGTCTTCTGATCTAAGTGATGTAGAATAACTTAGGAGAGATGATCTACATACCTGATATGCTATGTCTTCACGGTTATCGTAACCGACATAGATAGTCGTAGGGGTAAACCCTTTAGCGTTCATTGTTCTACCAGTTTAAAGTTAGTGGGCGTGTGTGGAATGACATTCTCAAGGATGGTTTTAGTTCTGCCTTTTTGTCTTTGAAAAGAACATCAATATACTTAGACCATAATTCTTGGCAGTTCTCGTGAGCAACCATATAACTCTCGTATGCTTTATCGCTTTCAGATTTAGTCAAAACCTTTAGTTCTTCCTTCTTTTGATTAATCTCTTTTTCAAGCTTTTTAATCTGTTCTTCTTTCTCATCCATTATAGATTTGTCCTTATAGTTAAGCAGTATTGATACTAATCAGATCAGCATTGCTTACTGGTATATGGAAAAAGGTTTCGCCTTTGTCAATGTATCTGTTACTGGCTTCTTTTACAGGAGATTCTCTGAGAGTATCAGAACTGATTTTCCAGAATCTTTGTTCATCTCCTGAGATAACATAGAACGTAAGTCTTTCATTAGAATACTTTTCGAGTAGCCTCTTCTTTCGAGAAGGAATCCTGATCTCCCCCCAATGTGTTGGCCAGTCACCACGCCATGAGTATTTCATCTCAGCCTCGTGATAGTACTCCTTACCTTCCTTAAATGTTTGTAGATCAGCATAATAGTTTTCTACATCATTTACTAAGGAATGACCTTGGGATTTGATCAGGTATTCGCTAATAATATTCTTCGCTGTCTTATCGCTTTTATTATATAAAGAACGTGAGAAAGCCTTTCTTACCTCTGTCATTAGATTTCGCAGACACCAGCAGTACATGCAAGCTCTTGAGAAGCTTTGGTGTTATCTTCTTTTTCAAATAAAGAAAGATCTCCCCAGTTAATTTGTTTTGGCATGGTCATAGATAATTCCTCATATTGCTTTTTATCAATATCAATGTAAGGGGCTTGCTCATAGATATGGTCCGCCGTGGGTAGGAATGAAATACCCGAACATAAATTAAAATTATCATGGACCCACGCACCAGCATGGAGCCACTCGCTATCACGCATGGAGATTGTTACGGAGGGTTTATGTTCACACCATGCTGTCGCATAGATCTTCCAGAATTCTAACTGCTCAATCGAACTCATATCATTGCGGCAGACTGTCGTTGGTGGTGCCGCCATTGGAAAGGAGAAGACCATGTTTTGTGACGGATTATTAGGATCATGGCTTATCTCTAGCTCATGTGGAAATCCTTGTTCAACCATGAAATCAGTAAGAGGATCTTTGATATCAGAACGTACATTACGTACATAATGGGGGTTGTGACGAGCATGAATGCCGCTAGAGCTATCCACAAGCTGAGAAACAGTACCGCTAGGTTTAACGCAAGTAATAGCCGTACTTGGATTAATGCCCAGTCTATTAGCGAACTCACGATTAACTTTAATCGCATGGTTGCGTAGGTCATTGAGGAGTTTCTCCAGATTATTATTTTCCAAAGTAAGGAGGGGGCAATCTAGGATTCCTGTTAGAGATACTCCTAGAAGTCTTTCCTCCTCTGTATTTTTAGACCATATCTTCCGAAGATACTTAAAGTTTGTCAGGGTTGATTGGAAGGTACCTAGAATGGTTGCGGCCTTAACCTTATCCATAAGATCTTCTTCGGTATCTGTGGGGCGGCATACGACTTCTGTTAGATTACAGAATTGATTTGGTCTAAGAATAATTTCAGAGCAGGGGTTTGTTCCGAAATCATGGTTTGAGTCACGGCGTCCGTTCTTTTCTACATGCATCTTTGCTGCTTCACGATTAAAGATACCACGCTCACCACTTCTCGACTGATAAAGAGAATTCCACTCTTCCATAAATTCACCAATATCTGTGAATATATCGGATGAGCCGGGGGTGTTCTTGTAACAGACAGAGTTGTTCGACAGTCCTCGATGTGGGTGGGTCTTCCACCAGTAGGGGGTGCCTTTGGCTTGACGCATACTCACATCATCCAAGTCTGACAGAGAAATCAACGCTGAACGCCGGACACCGCCGACGACAACACTCTCACCAATCTTGCACATCAAGTCATGGCATTCGATAGGGCTCAACCTTCTACCAGTAGACTGTTTAAAAATTTCTACAGTGAACCGAAAAAGATTATCAAGAGGGGCCGGACCTGAAGCCCGTCCACCAAAAACTTTTAGAAGGGCTCCAGCAGGACGCACATTGCTAAGATCCCATTTAGGGACAGAACCTTGATAGAGTGCGCCAATTAACTCACGAAGACCTCGTGCCCAGCCTTCCTTAGAGTCAGCAACATGGATAACAGAATCTGAATTTTCCATGTGGTCTGAAACAATAGGAAGCTTGTTTACAAACTCTTTTTCAACTGAGAACCCAACACCCGTTCCATTCATAAGGACATACAGAGTTTCATCAAAAGCTCTGGGATGATCAATAGGAACATACGAGCAGTTGTAACCGGCAATGTTCTCCCGCTTCAATGCAGGGCCTGCTGTCATCAAGCATCGCATTGATGGCATCACCCCGAGTGATAAAACTTTTTCTTCTAAATAGGCTCTTAGTTCTTTTGAAAAAACCTTGGTACCAATGTGATCGGTAAAGAAATCAAAATAGCGTGACACCGTTTCATCAAATGTCTCACGGCGCTCTTCTTCTTTAACCCATCGGGAATAGCGTGATAGGTGAATGTATTGCTGATAGAGAGTGGGTAGATAATTATCTGTTTTCATCTTCGGATCCTTTCATAAAAAGATCAGATCTTATCTGGTAGTAAGGTCCAGCACCTCCCATCATAAATTTCTCAACAGCAACATTCACAGTCACTCCTCTCCGTGCCCAATATTTTCGGATACGGTTAGCAAGATGTACGCTATCTTTCCAAGAAGTAAGATAATCAGGGATTTTTTGATCTGACATTTGTCGTGAACCTTGATTGTATAATAGGTTTTAGGGGAGAAGCAAAGAGAAACTAATTTGTTCCTCTAGCTTCTCTGTCTTGGCCTTTAGATGGTCAATGACTGCCTGCTGTTCCAGCATTTTATCTCTCATTTTTTTACCTCCAAGAACATTATTTTCCAAACGTCCGTTGAGTTTATCTAAATTTAGTTGAGCCACCGTGGACATCGGGATTTCTAAATCATTGCAGAGTGCTGCGACATACCATAGCACGTCTCCAATTTCAAGCAGAAGATCCTCTTTGATATCAGCTAGTGTAGTATCGCCACGCATAACCTTCTTTAGCTTGTTAGTGACCTCTCCAGCTTCACCGGCTAATCCCATCGCTGGGTAGTGGTACTTTGCTGTATCAGGATACACGGCTGTTTTTGCTGCATGATACTGGTAGTTGTCGATATTCATCTTACCTCTCCGTTTCTTTATGTCAACGTGTTTTGTTCAACGATACTCTTCTTTAAAATAAGAACGCCGTTATGGTGGTGTACCACACCGGGTTCATCCTCATAGAAAGAGGATAGTAGCACAATGTAATCTTTTGTTTCTTTAAATACCTGACCTATCGTGGTGACTGAAGCAGGTACATAATCATCTGGGTTATACAATGTCCAGTTAGTGCAACCACCACGGGCATCATGCCAGATTACTTTTCGTATTTCAGGATTTTTCATTATAAGCTATCAATCTATCTAAGTACCAACGGGCTTTCTTCAGATCAGTAATACCGTCTTTATATTCATGTCTAAAAATATATTTTAAAATGTTACCAAGGTAATATCCTTTTAGCTGATCTGAAGAAAGCTTGGTTTCGATAATATCGATAACCTCAAGACCCCCTGATTGATAATGGTGGGGGTGGTTTACTTTATCTTCCATTTTAAATTCCTAGTTTTAAATAACTTCTAAGTTAGGATTAATATCTTTTTCTGGGTTATGTTCATCTCCTACTTGGAGACACACTGCCATTTTATATTCATCCCCTTCAAGTCGATTAGAGTTGAAAAAGTCACTGATTGATTCACACTCTTCTTGATCTGAACCCACGTACATAGGCGGTAACTGCATCGCAGGTGCTGATGAAAAAGCATAAATAATAAACACAACCCATAAACCTACGTCCATTTTTATAACTCCCTTGTTGCATAATCTAAGAGGGCGTTTATTCTAAATCTCTCAAAAGGACGCCCTTCATGTATTATATTAGACGAAAGGGTTCTTATACTAGTGGGAGAAATACCAGCAAGCTCACAAACATCTTCCATATCTTTGGAAGTAACACATGCTGATACTGTTGTAAGCCAGCGTGTAGCTGATCTTCTATATTCTATCAGGGCAGCAGAGTCTGTTTCCCGTGGTTCTTTGGTCGCATCTAAAAGGGCTTGAGCTATAACAGCCAGCCAAAGAATTTGCTCAGGGCTCCAAGCGTGGTCTGAAACCCTGAGCATATTCAAAGAGACATAATCTAGATCTTTATCTTCTGTCTCATTAGTTTCAAAGTCTATCAAGAAACTCTACGAGCCTTTCGATACTGCTTCGTTGTCCAATAACGAATGTACTTTTTATTAGTAGCAGGATTAATACGTTCTTCTGAGATAATCGTAAATCCCTTTTGACGTAGGCGGTAGATAGCATCTCGTAATGATACGATGCCGTAATCTAGCATAGCTTCCCGTGCTGAGATATGACCTACGTTGGTAAGGTGATCTTGAATGGTATTAATCTGTGGTGCAGTAGACATTTATAATTTCCTCTAGTAGTTGATTGATATTGGGGACTACTTCTTTAGTCACAAACTTTATCCCCATGATGTTAGCGTTGTAATACTCTCTTTCTTCAAGGCCGTCAATCCGAGATGTCATCACATCCATTTTATGTTGGGCATTAGCCTCATAGTATGTAAGGCCACCCCGTGTTTCAAATTGACGGATCATAACAAATTTAAAATTACTAAGGCCCATCTTGTTAATATCTTGGTTTAGGTATTTAGAAGAACCTGTGTACGACTTCCAATCAGTGTGCCCAATTGGTTTACCCTTCGAGTATCTCTTATATTGCTTCTTCCCTATATATTTTCTACCATTCTTTTTATTATAAATCAGGTACAAAAATCCAAAATACCAGTCTGGATCTGGATCACCCTGTTCCTTAGAATGAATGACCCACGGCGTCTGTGTACCAGCGAGGTTTGCCATACGGGCCTGTTTCTTTGATGAGCCCTTGACCGCCGTTTGTTTCTTCCCAGCACGTTTCTTTGAAGTCGCAGTAGACGCACCCCGTTTTGAGGTACTGCTTCCCATCCTTTTTTGCGGTGGCGGGGGCATAACATCTTTCCGGGGGTTCTTCCGAGGTGATGATTTCTTTAACTTCTGCGATTCTATTTCTGGCATTGGGTAGCTCTAAATCGTGGACGTTCATGTAGCATACTTCGCCCGTAGTTTTATTGATGACAAGGAATCCCCCTTCTGATTGTGTACCATCAGCCTGAACGTAGGCTGCAAGCTGGTGCATATATCCGAAAGGATCGTCCAATAGATCACCCTTCTTAAATTTCTGGAATCCATAGTCAGAAGCACTCTTACAATCAACTATGATTCCATTAATTTTACAGTCGATATGTCCTTTAACTCCGTCCATCTCATATTCCTGCTGAATATTACTCACGTTGTATCCGGCAGTCTTAACAAGAAGAAGGAGGAGGGATTCAAGGATATGTCCATATGTAAATTTTAATTGTGTATCATATGGAAGGGAATGGTCTGAGGCATTTTCTAAATGTGCTCGGTACCATAACTGTCTGTTTTTCTTCCCAAGTGCAGAGAATCGGAGGATACTGTTCTCGCCTTTATCACTTGAATCCCTCCTATCAAAGAGAGAGATAACTGCATCTTTTACTTCATCGAGGAAGATATCAAGGTCTTTTGCAGAAGGAGAAGACTCACCAGATTCGATGGTCCGCCTTAAATCTTCTACGATATTAGATACAGTCATCTACTCTCTCCGATCAGAATGGAAGGTCATCATCGGGGTTAGTATTAGATGGTGAATTATCAACAGGTGCTGAATCAAAGCCCTCCTCTTCACTCAACCCGTCATCATTTGTATATTCAACAAGATTAATAACCTGTACCTTGTCGATGACATAACCCCACTTCTTCCACTTAGACATCCAAAATTTGGATACCAAAACTTTAACATCTGAGCCCCAGCCTAGACGGCTGAGTACATCTGATGGGATAAGATTCTTCTTTGAATCTAGTACTACCGGAGCCGAGTTGTCTTCCCCGTTTGCCTTCTTCACATTCTTATGAAGATTAACATAGGGGTTTTCCATAATACTTGTGGCATCCTTTAGCACCATTCCGTTTGAGGTGGCTACATTCTGCATATCAGAATCTACAGAAAGCGCCATGCCCCATCGAGGGGTGTATACTGTATCAGGATACTCGGGATGTAGATGGCCATAGTACATCTTACCGGCCAAGACAAATCGCTCAGACTTTTTTTCTGTTTGTGGCATTGTTTATTTCCTTATGTGCATGTGTGTGTATATTTGTCAGGATCTGGATATAGGTGTGTCGAGTTGGATATCAATGAGTCTCAGCCCAATTTTTTCCAGTCTTCACATCACAACCCAGATCACAACGGAATTCTAAGATACTTTTCACGTTACTGATTGCTGTATGCGCTATCTCCGTTAGTTTGTCAACATCTTTTTTATTAACTTCCCACTGCATTTCGTCATGAATGTTAGCAACAGGGAAGGCCCTAATAGATTGATCATGTACAAGGTCGTGCATCTGTATCAGCCAGTGCTTGCAGATAATAGCCCCGGCCCCTTGGAGAAGATAGTTAAGCCCAGTATGAGGATACTCAACTGGAACTTTACGACC